GGGCAAAGCATAAAAGGCGGAAGGTGTCAAATGAAGTTCGTGAAGGCAATAGTAAGCAATGTTCGCTTCACCATCACCTTCACAGATCAGTTTTTTGCTTCATCAACCTCATCCTGCATGGTGGTATCAAAACCACACACTTCCTGAATCTTGGTCAGGTATTCGGCATATTCGCCGGGGGTCAGCATGGTTTTCAGAAGGGCATCAGCGCCCATGACCTTGTAGCTGTCCTGAAGTTCCTTATCATTCAGATTGGGGAACACGGTACAAGCCACGGCCAGCTTGCCAAGGTAAAGATCATAGTCGGTTTCCTTCTGATACTGGTTCTTCTTGCCGGGAACCGGAACACGCTTGGCACAGGACTTCCGAAGGGCTTCATCCTCGGTGCCGGTGATGGTCTTGATCTCCCAAGGAATGGGGTTGCCATCCTCACCCAAGAAGCGTTTGGAAGCAACAAACTTGATGTTCTCAACGGGAACGGCGTTTTCAGCCAAAAAAGCGGACAGGCTCATTGTTTTTTCCTCCTATATTTTGATACGAAAAAAGGCCCCGGCCCCTACCGAAGTAAGGCCGGGGCGCTCTGCTTACTGCATACCGGCCAAAAGGCTGAAGGTTTCGGGCATCTCGAAATCTTCAAAGGTGAAGTCCATATCTTCATCCAAGTATTCCGCATCAGCGTCAAACTTGGCAAGCAAGCCGCCGTCCATATTGCAATCCTTCAGGATCACGGTCTGACGGCCCACAGAAGAAGTGGGATCTTCATTTGTCACCTGAATGTCAAAATAGACATCCTCGCCGGTGTCCTTATAACGCTTCATCAGCTCACGGAAGATGGAAGTGTTATAGTGGAAGGTGGCGGAACCCGTACCCTTCCAGCCGGTGGCCTTATTGCCCTTGCCGGTCTTGCCCAAAATGGGAACTTCCGTTTTGTTCTTCTCAAAGTTGGCTTCAAGGTTGATAGCCTGCATGAAGTTGTAACGGTTATCCCCGATGGTCACGAAACATTCAGCCAAGGAAGCGGAAACAGCATCCTTGGCGTTCATGATGGTTCTATCTGCCATGATGGTTGTACCTCCTTACTGAACATAGACGGTCATATAAAGCTGTTCCATAGCGTTCACGGGGGTCACATAGTCAGTAACCACCACGGATTTCTTGGTATCGCCCTTTTCAACCGTCACATTTTCGCCGCTGAAGTTCTCAATGGCCCGAATATCCTGAAGTTCCGTGTGGTGCTTCACAATATCGTTCCAAAGGGAAATCCGGCCAGCGGCATCATTGGGAACCTTGCCAAGATACTTCTTGCCGAACAGAACGGCAATATCATTGGCGATCTGATCCAAAACTCGGATCGTCTGGTTGCTGGAAAAATCGCTGGACTTTTCATCCGTGATGGAAATGAAGCTGTTAATGTCAGTCAGGACACACACCGCTTCATCCACACGATGGAACATGAAGGAACCTTCCCTGATCCCGTTTTCAAGCTGGGTCTGCGTGAAATCGGTGTCCACATCGTATTCACCATCATAGGTCATGTTGGTGGCGCTCTTATTGACCGCCGTGCCGCCGATCACACCCGTAACCCAAGGGATCAGGGCGGTGGAAGTCTTGTCGGAAGTCAGGCCGTTCTTGACGCTCACAACGCCTTCATAGTCGGCCAGCTTGCGGAAAAGAACCACCTGAAACTTCTTGCCCACATCATCACGCATACGCTTTGCGAAAGCCGCAAACAGGGCGGTGATGGTGGCCTTGCTCTCGGTGCAACCCATAGCATTGAAAGTGTACGCTTCCGCCTGATCAAGATAGGTCTGATAGTCGGAATCGGCCACGGTGCCATTGGTGCCGCCCGTCAGGGGCAAGGAAGCGGTCAGGGAAAGGGTTCCGCTGGACTTCCAATCCACATAGGCATTGGCCTTCAGATCGGTGATAGCGGCCACACCTTCCTGAAGATCAACCTGAACGGTTCCCAAGAAGGTTTCCACATCGAACAGGGGCTTCTGTTCGGTGCTGTTTTCATTGGCCGTGATCACAACCCGAAGATCATTGCCACGGGTGCCGGGGTATTTGGCCGTTGCGTAGGTGTTGGACGCTTTCACGCCGCTGGAACCAAGGCGGAAGAAATGAACGGTCTTGGCGTGAAGGAAGATTTCACGCATGGGCTTCAGTTCATCCGCCGTGTACGCATAGCCGAAAATCTTCTGACTGTTCTTGATGAAGTCAGCCTGTTCCACCGTGAAAATCTTGCCTTCAGGCCCCCAATTCATGGCAAGGGGGATGGTGACAATGCCACGGTCAGAAAGGGTGGCGCTTGCCTGCGCCACAGAAATGAAGTTGATATATGCACCGGGCAGAACCTTGTTCTGCACCAAGAAGGTGCCGCCGCCAAGGGCCATATTAGTTCACCTTACCTTTCATAAAGTCTTTGATCAGCCCATCAATCTGATCATGGGTGTATTCCTTCCCATCTTCCAACAGGACAGACAGAAGATCACGCCGGTCAGCGTAACGCCTGAAGGTCAACACCCGTTCTTTGGGGAATACCACCGGGGCCGTGATGGTCGGTTCCTGTGCGGTGGCGGCTTTCTTTCTGGTAGCCATTCAATCACCCTTTCTTTGGCTCCACAGTAGTTTCCAAGGTTTCCATTGCGGTTTCCTCGGTTTCTCTGCGAAGTGTCAAATTGTAGTTCACGAAGAAGTGAAGAACCCCGTCTTGCACTTCATAACTCATGGAAGTTCCGTGAAGCACATCCCCATTGGGAAGGGTGATGAACTCCAAACATTCCATCAAATCCCCGGCCATAGTGAACAATTCAGCGTTGTTTCTCCCGCTGGTTGGGAAATAGTGAACATCCAGCGGGTTCCGGTTCATGAATCGGTTCTTCTGCAACGGGGAAATGTCAGGCTTCAGGACAGCAATAAAAAAACAGGGTTCCTTGAAGCCCTGTTCCACATCATTCTGATAGATTTTGTACCCGGCTCCAAAGGTGGCGTTCAGCTTCATGGAAACGCCTTTGATAATTTCGTTGATCAACTGAACACCCCCTTCAAAGCGTCATACAACATATCATTCAGAATGGACGGGGCCAAGGTTTTCACTTCCTGTTCGGAAATCGTCAACATGAACCGCCCCTTCACCCAACTTGCCTTCAGGGTCTTTCCCAAGGCGGGAACATAGCGCCCCGGTGTTTGCCGGTGGCCGTATTCCACATAGGACGCATATTCCAAATTGTTGATGATGGTCACGGTGTACTGATCCCCATGTTTTTCAATGGGAAGGATCGTCCAAGCATCACGCAAGGAACCGCCACGATAACCGGGCCAATATTCTTCCTTGGCTTCATCCGTAGCATACGGCGGAACCACACCAACGGGGGTTCTTTTCTTCACCTTATTCAGAAGGATTTGGGCAATCTTCTTGGCGGCATCCCGGCAAAGCCGATCCATGTCAACTTCCGAAAGCTGTTGAAGGCGTTCATCCAGCTTCTTCAATTCCCGGTAATCACACCGGCCCCATCTTCCCATCAGGCCCACCCCCTGAAGGGTTCAAGCATGATTTCTTGATGGTTGGAAAACACGCCCGGTTCACCGGAACGGGCATAGGTGAAGGTTCGTTCCATATCATTTGGACGGGTTACAACGATCTTGCAACCTGCTGGAACCTTCACATCCGGGGAAAGGAACAGCTTCACCACCTGTTGGGCGGTTGCCACTTCATCCCCATTGGTTGAAGTTAATGTTTCAAAAGACAACTTGCACGGCTGATCCTGAAGAAGCGGCTTTTCTTCAGAATCCGTCAGGTGGGTGACAGGATCGGTGACTTCCTCACGAATGAAGATAGAACACCGATCCTTCCACAACCGTTCCAAGGCGGTTCGCACGGCCTTATTCACCATACCAACCGCCTATAACGGTAGATTTCACCAATGCGCCCGTTGATCAGATAATCAATCAGGCTGTTCAACCTCTGTTCAGGGGTTGAACTACCTTCACCAAGGGCAAAGGTAATGTTGGTGTCACCTTCCTGAATGGATTTCACCGCCGCATCCAAATCAAACCCTTCAAGCTGTCCAGAACACTTCTTCATGTTCAGGTATTCGCCCACGGCCATAGAAACGGCCAGACTTTCCAACCCCTCCGGGATTTCGGAAAGGTTGGAAAGGTTTTTGATCCGCCATTGAACATTGTTCAAGGCAATATCCAACAGCGGATCATCAGCGGCCCCCGCCACGCCAAGGGCCGTTAGCATTGCAACCGCTTTATCACGCAACGGGGTTCACCGCCTTTAGCCACGGGAAAGAATCCGGGCAATGGGAATGGCCTTGTGGTTGATGTAAGAACGCTGACTTGCGGTGCTTTCACCGGAATGAACCAGCGTCCAGTTGCCGCCGTTTTCCAGTTCAGCCGCCGTGGGGCTGGTGCTTGCCTGCGTTTTCTTCTCATAGGACAGGCCGAAGGGGGCGAAAACCTTACGCTGACGCATATACAGCAAATCCTCACCGCCGTTGGTCTTGGGGTCACGGGCCATTTCATAGGGAACCTTTACGCCGATGTCCTCATAAGAGAAGGCACCGTTACCCATAGCGTAGGTGGTGTACTGAACACCAGCAACCACATAATCATTGGCCGCAAGGGTCTTGGAACCGAAGTAGGGCGTGACCTTGGACAGAAGGATTTCGCCATCAGCGGGGGTGCCAGAAGCAACGATCTTCAAAGCGCCGGTGGTGTTGGCATCGGCATCGAAATAGCCTTCAGAAACGGGCATCTGATCAGTGACGATTACCAGCTTGCCGTTCCAAGTACCCAATTCCAAATCACGCTGAATACCGTCCTTGTCGGTGTACTTCAGGCGTTCGATCAGGTTCAGGTTTTCAAGGCCGGTGGAAACATCACTATGGCAGAAAACCAAAGTGAACTTCTTCTTGTTCGCACCGCAAGCCTTGTTTGCCGCCGTGTTCAGGGTGGTGGCGGTCATAGCACCGGAAACGGTGGTGGTGTGCTTCTCCACAAATTCCTTGTTCTTGGCATCGGTGGTGGACATGGCAAAAATGCCCTTCAGGATGGAAAGAATGGTGGCTTCATCCAGTTCATCCTTGTACTGTGCGACCTGTTCGCTGATATTCGCCATAAAATCAACGCCACCGGTCACATCATAGGAGAAATCACGCTCTTTCCACGCCTTGGCACGGCCAACCACCACAACGCCCTGTTCAAAGGTCTTGGTGGAAGTGGCGGTAATGTCGGTAGAACCGTCATAGTTCACCGCATCACCGTCAATCAGGCCACGCATGGCAAGACGGGCGTAAGCGGTGCCGTTCTGACCGCTGAACACTTCCTGAATGTCAGGGTTTGCGGCCAATGCACGGGATTTCTTGATTTCGTTCATGTTCAGGTTGGGAACACGGGCCACCATGTACTTGAACGCTTCAGCATTGAAACTCTTGGAATCAAACTTGTTGTTAGGCATAGTTCAAAACTTCCTTTCTAAAAATAAGATTTGTAGGGGTGTTGGTTAGTCCAACTTTGCATCCGGGTGGGCTTCCAAATACTGACACAGTTCATCATAGGTCATTTTGGAAGGATCATCACCGGCCGGGGGTGTATCACTCTTTTCACCGGGCTTGGCACCCTTGAACTTCTTATCAGGGGCCTTGGTGTCAAACAGAAAAGCCGTGTCCTGACCGTCCACCAGCTTCTTGATTTCGTCACTCAAGCCCTTCACCGTGCCATCATCGGCCAGTTCAGCCTTGGCAAGAAAATCAGCCATCAGCGCCTTAACAGCGGTGTTGTTCTTGGCCTTGGCTCCGGTCAATGCCATATCAACGGCGTTGCCGATCTTCAGCGCCTTCAGTTCGGCTTCATGGGCCTTCTTCTGGTTGGCGTTGTCGGTCTGAAGCTGTGTGATCTGATCCTGAAGCGCCTTGGTGTCACCTGTGGACTTCTTCAGCGTTTCAAGCTGGGTGTCACGCTCTTTGATCGTGTTCTTTGCGTTGGTCAGTTCGGTGTTGACCTCATTGAAGCGGCTTTTTGTAACGAAGGAACCGTTCAGGCCCTCCATGACCTTATTGGCCTGTTCCTCGGTCAAGCCCCATTCCAACAGATTTTCCTTTGTCATAGTGATAACCTCCAAATCCTTTTTTACCGTGGGTTAGGAACCACGATTTTATTTAGATTTCTGTTTACCGCCCACAAATCCAAAACGGCGATGGTATGAAAAAACCACCACCGGCCAGAAGGCCGGGGTGGTCAAATCATCAATATTGGGTTCAATCCCAATGCTGATCGGGTGTGAACTTTTCCAGAATGGCGTAATACTTGGGGATTTCTTCAGGCTTCTTGCCGTTTTTCAGGGCGGTCAGCACTTCAATTTTTTCATCAAGAAGGTTTTCGCTGTCCAGATCAAAGAAGCGATCCACCAGCACATCAGAAACTTCAGTAAGAAGTTGATGAACCTTCATCAGCTTTTTTTCTTGATCCACTTAACCACCCACTTTCTTCAACATTTCCTGAATAACTTCATCCAAGGCTTCCACCAATTCCGGTTTGTCCTTGCGTAGCATATCCACCAAATCAGGGCGGACAATCGCCAAGGCTCCATAGTTGGCAAGGGTTTCTTCAGAACGCTTCCCAACATTACGGTAATATTGGGAACCGTGGCCGTATCTCACAACACCGGCATCACGGGCAGAACCACCGGAAAGCGCATCATAAATATCTTCAAGGGAACTGATACCGCCACCCATAGCATTTCGGCATTGGTAATCAATCTGTTCGCTTGCTTCCCGTTTCAGCCTATTGAACTCTTTTTTGTAGTTTGCATAGGAAATAGCCCTTGCATAATATTGATCGTTCAGGGCGGAAGTGGCGGTTCTCAACTCTGCGTTGATTTCCGCCGCAATACGCTCACATTCCTTGTCGAAGGCTTCAAACAAAGCATCAATATCATCTGCAATATCGGTATTGGTTTTTTGAAAAAAGGCGCTCAACTTTGCATTGCTGGAACTGAACCAACCGGAATATTTGGCCGGGTCTGCCCGGTTGAACATATCCATCAGGTGCATTTCTTCATGAAGCGTTGTCACCACTTGCCCGGTCAAATCATCACCGGCCAACTTTGGAATAATCAATTCAGCTTCCGCAAGCTGATCATTCCGGGTGTAATAGCGATAATTGACCGCATGATTTTTTCCGTGGGAAACCTTCATGGGGATTCCATTGGCCCTAATATTCTCCATATCGCCCATCTTTGCATAAAGGGCCACCACATCAGGATCAGCATTTTCACACCCGTTGACATACTCCATCAAGGTTTTGGTGTTCTTCAGTTCCTTCTTATCGGTCAGATATTCCGGGAACATTTCAGGCTTCAGGGTTTCCAACGCCCGTTTTGCCTTAATTATAGCGGCCCCGGTTGCAACGGTCAAGCCAGCCTTGGAACCATTGTTCACGAAGGTCTGAACCCAATCAGCATATTTCATGTTGGCGGGAACATAGTACACATCCCCATCAGCGTTCCGGGCGGCTCTCTCACCGGCATACTTGGGATCAATGGCCGGGGCCGTGGTTCCTCGACAGTTAGGGTGGAAGGGCGGAACGGTCACGCCGGGTTCATATTGGGAAATGGGGATCACCTTACCATCAAGCCCACCACAAATGGAACAGGTATTGGAATCCAGCGTTTCAATGATTTCCACCATTTCAACATCCAAATCCTTGTAACATTCCTTAGTTGCAACGGCATTGAAATAGGTGGTTTCGGTGTTGACCAATCGCCCCGCCTTATACCGATGAACCCCGAACTGCTTCTGAATGGCCGTGGTAATCTTGGACGGGGAATCACCCCGAAGAAGCCCTTGCGTCAGGCTCTTACTGACCGAACCCACCAAATCATTCTTGTTCAGCCAACAGCGATCCCGGAAGGTTCGCCCGTCCGTTGTCCAAGGCTTTGAAAGCAAGGTTTCAAGTTTCTTCTGATCCAGCCCGGTAATATCCCAACCAAGGCCCACGCCCTTCTGAACCTCAAAGGCTGTGTGGGTGTAGCCGTTGCCCACAACCTTCTTCAACAGGGCATCCAGACTATCAACCTGATTGCCGTACAGCAATTCAAGCTGTTGCTGAATACCTGTCTGAACAGCTTCAAGGCGGGAAATGTGGAACCGGGCGGACGCATTTTCCAGCTTCTTCAGCCATGCCGCATCCAACCCGGCCTGTTCACCGATCTTGATATACTGTTCAACGCTCCAATGAAATTCTTCAAGCTGTCCAGCGGTCAGCCATTTCCGGGCATCGGTCAGGCTGATTTGGTTGTTCACCGCAAAACGGGCATACCAGCTTTCAATTTCCTTCTGAACCGAACGCTGGGCATCCAAATACAGTTCTTCCATGTCCTGAATGGTTCGCTGGGCTTCTCGGTGGGCGCTGTCCTCCAAGATGGAAAACCGTCCACGCCAATAGTCCGCATTTCTCATGGGCGGTTCCTCCAATCCTGAAAAATGGTGCTGAAGGTGGGATTTGAACCCACACGCCTTGCGGCAACGGATTTTGAATCCGCCGTGTCTGCCTATTCCATCCACTTCAGCTTATTAGGCCACGCTGTTTCTTCATAGGGGCTTGCGCCTTGCTGAATTTTGGTTCCTTCCTTTGTGGCCTTGGTAGCCCGTGCCGGGATCGAACCGGCGTTACCGCCGTGAAAGGGCGGTGTCTTGACCACTTGACCAACGGGCCATGATGGGCCGGGGAAGGGAATTTCACCCTTTGGCGGGTAGGAGTAATAGCACCCCGCCACACTCAATGTCTGCCCCGGCGTATATTGTGAAACGGCGGGGGTTATTCGCCCCCACCATTATCACCTTGGTTCGGGTTGCCGGTCTGGAAGGCCCCGGCGTATTCCTGTGCCTGTGCCATAGCTTCTTCCTTTTCCTTCTGCAACCGGGCCATTTCTGCTTCAACATCCGTAACCCACGGGTGCTGTTCCACAATGGTTTCATTGGACAGAATACCAACGGACTTGGAACAGTTTTCAATGGATTCCGATTCATTGATCAGAATATCCCTGTTGAACACAATCGCCACATCATCCGTGAAATCTCCAACGCCGGTGTTGCTGAAGTGGTTGTTGATGAACCACAACAGTTCTTCAAAGGCCGCTTGGAACTCGGTTTCCATGCCGTTTGCGTCAAGGTCAATGTCAGAATACATGGATTGAATGTTCATCTGATTGGGATTCCCGGACAGGCGATCATCTTTGGCATCGTAGCCACGGGCATTTTCAATCAGGGCTTTCTTGAACACATCCAAAATGGCCTTGTAGTTCTCGGAACTGACTTCCACCGTCAGGGTGGTAACACCACCATCATCACGAACCTTCACGGCTCCGAAGGTGGCAAGGTTGCGGCGGAACTCACCAAGATTTTCACCATCGTAATTCTTCAGGATCAGGATGGTGTTCCGTGCGTCCTCTTGCATATTGTTTTCAAAGTCGGAAATCATGGTGTTGATTCCGTCCTGAAGGGTTTTCACACGGCGAATCAGGGGGATTTCCTGTTTGTTATACTTGAACGGAATCAGGGGAATCCGTTCCCAATTCAATTCGGTGGGTTCCTTGCCTTCTTCCTCAATGGTGAAGTAGCTTTCATGTTCCCCGGCTTCCACATCAGGCTTCAGTTCGCTTCCATCATAGATATACCGGTAAAGGCCATCGGTCTTGAACAGTTCAACCCGTTCAATGATTTTCTTGGTATATCCATCCCACACTTCCTGCGGGTAAAGACGGATAGCAGAATCAAGGATGGTGTGATCATCGTCAGCCCAAAACGGAAGAACTTCATAGGCCGGGAAATGTTTGAAGGCCAGATTGCCCTTTTTGTCATAGAACGGGAACAACCAGCCAAGGCCACCATTCAAGGCATCTTCACAAACATACTTCAGAAGCCGATGGAACCGCTTATTGAACACATTGTTCAAAGCGTCCGCATAGGCTTTGTTCTGACAGTTCACCGTGAAGGGCTTGCCCACAAGGTAGTTGGTTTTCTGATCCACCATCAGGGCATATTGGTTATCAATCAGGCGGTTGTTCGGAAGATTGTCCACTTCCTGAAGTTTGCCATCAGCACCAATGATTGTGCGCTTCCGGTTCAGAATGTCATGACGGCCTTCATAGTAGTCAGCGCCTTTGATCTGATCCATGCGCTTCAGGCTATTCTTCCATTCACGGATTTCAGCGGCGTAAAACTGAAGTTCAGTCATGCCGTTTCGCCCACCCTGAAGGATCAGGCGGTTGATACGCTCCATAGCGTTATCCAGAAACATATTCAATCACCCTTTCCTTTCACCATCGGGGGGGGGCAAAACCCACCGGCCTGTTTCGGGTTTTCTCTAAAACCAAAGACTGATTGGGAAGTTCCACTTCAATCTTCAAGGTTTTATATGGAAGGCGTTCAGCCCATTGTTCAATCTTGTTCAGAATGTACTTCTGTTCAAACACGGGCTTTCACCGCCTTTCTTCATTGCTTAATAAACGCAAACACACGGAAACCGTGTGTTTTTTGTGTGTTTTGTTACTATCATGTTATTAGTCGAAGCTGAAGGCGGGGCCAACCAACATATCTTCCAGCCCGTAACGCATAGCGTCCATAAGGTGGTTGAAATCATCAATGGGAACATTGATCTTGGCCCCGAACTTATCTTCTGCCCATGTGTAGTTTGAAATCTCTGTGATGAAGTTCACGCATCTGGGATGAACAATGATGGTGTAACCCTGAATGTACTGGATTCCGTTGTTCACGCTGTCCTTGCCCTTCCGGGCGGCTCTGATACGATGAAGGCCAGCATCCCGCAATTCATCAATGCTCTTGGGTTCGGCACAATCGGCCTTGATCCGTTCCTTGCCGTAACCCATACCGGTGATCCGGTCACAGATTGCCCGGTTCGTCAGGGCCTTTTCATACAGTTCATCAAACACCCAAATGGTTCTTTCCTTCTCACTCACCAGCCCACAGAACAGGGCCGTTGGATCGTTGGTATAACCGAAGTCAAGGCCGAAGGCGCTTTTCACATCAGGCTTCTTGGAAATAGCCAGATAGTCAAAGGCTTCTTCCCGCCAATTATCGAAAATCAGGCCATCCACAATGCCCCAACCCCCAAGGCCAGCCACCTTGTAGCGCCGGGGGTTGTTTTCCCGCATTGTTTCAAAAACCTTCAAATCCGCCGCATCCAGCCATTCATTACACAGGTAATTGGTGGTTGTGGCGTAAATCTGCCCATCCGGGCTGATCCAGCTATCATGAAACTTGTATGTGGGGTTTCCTTGGGCATCCTTGCCGGTGATCTCCCCGAAGAAGCGTTTCCTGATCCAATGCTTTTCGTTCCACGGGTTGAATGTCAGCGTGATTTGCTTGAACAGGCCGGTTTCTTCCGGGATAGCACCACGGATGGATTCATCCAGCATATCAAAATCAGCTTCATTCATGATTTCGTATGCTTCTTCAATCCAGCACCAGCACAGATAACCAATTTCAACCGTAATTGAAGTGACCTTCAGGGGATCATCAAGGCCCCGGAAGTAAATCTTCTGACCGGTGGGAAGGTAGGTCATTTCAAGGGGGCTTTCCTTGATTTCCCAATAGGCCGCAACACCAAGGCGGTTGATTGCCCATTTCAGTTCGGTGAAACAGGAATCTTTCAAGGTTCTGAACACCTTGCGAACCACAAGCGTATTGGCTTCAGGGTATTGCATCATCCGTTTGATGATGTTCAGGGCCGTGGTCTTGGATTTCTTGGAAGCACGGCTTCCCTTGCACACCCGGTAACGGCCTTTGAAGTTCCAGAAGGTTCCGTAACCCTTGCCAACCACTTCAGGAAGGTGAACCCGCTTGGCCTGTGGGCTAATCTTCAAGCTGATCATCCCCTGTGATAATCACCGGAACGGCCCCTTCCACACCCACCTTGTCCGTGAACATACCGTAACGCTTGCCGATCAGTTCAGCGGCCTTCAGCCTTTCCTTGGCTCCAACCTCTTTCTGCGTCAACTCTTGGCAACCGTCACCACACAGGATGGGGATTTCTTCAGTATGTTCACCCCGCATCACCGAAGTCAGGTATTTCATGACTTCTTCAGCATCAGCGATCTTAGCCGAATGAAGTTTTTCAAGTTCGGTTTCGATGTACGCTTTCAAGTCAGGTTTTGCAAGGTTTTCAGAACCCGTCTGCTTTGCGGTCTTAGGCGAATACCCGGCCTTGATTGCCGCATCCGTAGCATTGCCGCTGATCAGGTATTCATCACAGAACTTCCGCTGTCTTGGTGTCACAGGTATTCACCCCTTTCCTAAAAAAGTGAAATGCACCCCTTATAGGGGTGCATTTTTACGATTCCAGAATAACACGCTTGATACTATAAAATCCTACACACTTTTCACAAGAATAGGATTTTACACTACTGTTCAAGCGATAATAAAAGGTTAGGGTTCTTTTCAGAAAAAGAAATCAGGGCCTTCCCGTGAATCTTATAAACCTGTGAAATTGAAAAGTTAAGGTCAAAGGCAATATCAAGCCATTTCTTCCCGTCAATGTATCGGGCAATCAGAACATTTTGCTGATCGAAGTCAGGAAGGCTCCGAATTGCCTTCATGGTGGTGTTCTTCAGGTCAATAAGTTCATCAATCCGGGCGTTGATGGTTCGTTCAAGTTCATCAATTTTGCAGATCGTTTCTTCAAGGCTGTTCTTGGGGCCTGAAGTTTGAACCTTATCCTGTTTCAGTTCACACCCGATGGAAGTCAACCGGGAACGCTCTGTTGCAACCGTGTTCAGAAGTCTATTGATCAAGGCATCAAGGCGGCTGATCTGATTCAGAAAATCCTTGGCCTGTTGGGAAAGGTCTTTGTCATTCACTATGTAACACATCCTTTCTGCGGTAGTCTGTTCCGTTTTCATTGCATCTGTACCGTGGATAAATGCCGAAAAATCAAGGGGTTTCAAGGGTTTGGAACGCATGGAACAGATAAAACGGGCAGTTTCTTATATACACATTTCTTATATATTTTTTTCTTTATAAGAAGAAAGTATATTTACATCTGTTCCACCTGTTCCGTCCTCTGAAAACAACTGAAAAAGTCTTGAAAATCAAGGGTTTTCGTGCGGAACAGATATAGGGAAAACATCTATTCCATACCTGTTCCACACGCTGTTCCAACTCCTACTGAAGAATACTGGTTAGCAAATCCGGTTCCACCCTTTAGCATTTCCCTGAATAACCAATGTAAGGACGAATGACATAAACACCATCCAGCACCGGCAAAATTCAGATGATAGCGCACACGGGAATAACATTGCATAACAGAACCGCATAAAACCAATATCATGTTTCTGAAATAGAAAGGAATAAATCTTTTTCATCGGTGTTCCACCGCTGTTCCTGCAATTTCAATGGCTACCGCCATACCCTTGAAATCACATTCATCACCTTCAACTTCCAAGGTGTCACCGTCAGCATTTTTCAGAACGGCGGTGTAAACTTCATTTTCTTCATCATAGCTGAACTGACAATCGTTTTCAGAATAGCGGTCAATATCTTCTTGATTGTCACACTCCAAGAAGGTGAAATCCAGCAATTCAGCGCCTTTGCAGTTACCGCCGATTTCAAAGGAAACATGGCCGGTATAATCCCATTGCATGAAAGTCACCCGGATTGTATGGACACCCCGAAAATTAGGGTCATAAGAACTGATCATTTGTATTCCCTCCCGGTCTTACGGTCTTTGATTTCAATGCGGTTCAGAAGTTCAAACCCCGCCAAACGGGTGATGTACTTCAGCACGAAGATCAGGGTGTTCACCCGCTTCTGCTGTTCATCCTCGTCACGGATGATGTTCTTTGTGCCGTGATAGGCTGTCGGATCGTGATACCCTTCAGCATTTTCCCAAGGTTTAGGCATCGGTTTTCCCTCCTTCTTCTCTGTACCATTCTTCAATATCACACCCAATGTCCTTCAGCTTTTGACGGGCAAGCCACCCATCATCTTCCTGATCCATCAGGTAATATTCCCGTAGCTTCAGAGTTTCGGCATAGAACAGCTTCCACGCCAGCTTCAGGCGCTTAGGGCCAAAGCCAAATTGGGTGTGAAGCATCCACAGAATGGATGATTCCTTATCCATGTCGAAAGCCCGGTCATTCGCCACAATCTGTTCATTGATTGCTTGGTTCAGGGCCTTTTCTTCAGCTTTGTTGAACTGAACGGCGAAGATTTTACCACCGGACTTCTTAAACATCGGCATGGTATTCACTCCAAATATCATCAAAGCACACCGGAATCAGCCAATGAACCTTGTCCAACAGGATCAAGGCCACTTCCCGCATCTGCGGATGTGCGGCGGGTGAACAGCGTAACTTCAGGAAATGCCGCCATTCACGAATGTTGGCCGTCATGACCACTTCCGTTTTCAGGCTGTTAGGCAGAACAGAACGGGCTTCTTGCGGGGAACAGCCTTCATCCAGCAAGGCAAAATAGGCATCTTCAGCATCCCGCATGGCAATTCTCCAACAATCCATTTTCACCTTCTCGCCCAAGGTGTTTTCATCCCAAAAACAAGGCTTGATCACCGTGATTTCCTCACCGAACTTGCCCTTGCCGTAATTGCAATAGCGGGTGGATTCCTGACAGTAAGAAGCCATCCGGTGGCGGACGATCTCATGAGAAACCCCACGATCACAAATGAACTTCACCGTAAAGGAACAATGTTCCAGAACCGCTTCATGCCCTCGCTTGATGATCCCGGCAACGAACTTTTCAGCGGAACCTTCCGTGATCTTATCCTCGGACTTGTAGCAGACACGGCCACATTGTTCCAGCCGCTTCAGAATAGTGGCCCCATCAATCGGGGTGATGAACTGCACATCAGGCTTGATAATTTTCATTGTTCTGCATCCTCCTTACAATCTGCCGGGTAAAACATATCATCGGTGCCGTTCTGTCTGTGAACACATTCATCACAGGGAAATTCATCCCCGAAGCGGTCACGGTGTTTGCATCGGCGGCACGGCTCCGAAGCCGCCTTGATTTTGGGAACCGGGGCCTTCATTCGTGCTGGAATATCCTGAAGTTCCGGGTGTTTGATTTCCATGTAAAGGGCGAACAGGCAATTCCAGCAAGCCGCCCGAAGGTGGGGTTCATCGTCCATCCCCATCATGTACTTGGCAAGGTGGCGGAAGGCCGAATCAATCAAGCTGTGAATGGGAATACCCTTTTCACAGTTCCGTTCACCATACTTCAAGGCCCCTTCTTCACAATGTTTGGAAACCTCTATCAAGGCTTCCCACGGAAGTAAATCCATGCGGCCTTTGCCGCTGTGCATATCACGAACAGCGCCGGTTCCAAACTCGGTGCGTTCACCGCTGTCTTTAATCATGCCAACCAGTCAACCTTTCTAAATTATTTTTTAATCTGGCCACAATCTCACGGGCTTCCATCGTACCCGTATGCTTTGCAATGGCTTCATTTCGCCGATCCGTCAAGAAACCACGATCCAGCGGGTGGCACTTTTCCAAATCAGCATTACACCGGTTGATTTCTTGAACCAAGGCTTCCGCACGGGCCTTCAGCCGGTCTAAACATTCCTGAAGAATGGCCTTCTGGTATTGGGCGATTGTTTGAATGTTAATTTTCAATTCAGGATCATCCCGATATTCAATAGCTGAATTGACATCAAGGCCGTGTTCGGTGCAAAAGGTTTCTGCATCAAACAGGCTATTGAACACCCGCCGCCCAACCTTGGCATAGGGAATGTTTTTGTTCTTGAACTTGGAATATTCGTGGGCCATTCAGCACCATCCTTTCAGTTGAACCATTTAATCACCGGATCACCGGTGAAGCCCTTTTCCCACACATACCACGCATAGGCAATGGCGCTTTCCGGTTTCCCGGTCATATCACCGTTTTTATAACAGGCCAGCCGGGAACGGCTGATATAAACTTTTCGGGGGGGGGTATGCCTGAAGAACTCACCCCGTTTTTGCCCCTCCAAGAACTGAACCTTCAGGAACATAGCCACTTTCCCACCGGGGCGGACGCTTTCAAGCGCCCTTTGAACAAATTCAAGCCCCATTGAATATGGCGGGTTTGTGATTATATCGCCTTCAAAATCGTCCAGCGTTTCCTTCAGAAAATCCAACGGTTCAGGATCACCGAAGCCCCGGTAAATCAGATCGGTTGAAATGACTTCATACCCGTGGGCCTGAAGCACCTTGGAAATGTGGCCTTCACCACAGGCCGGTTCCCAAATGACCGGGGAAAACTGTTCCAGTTCCAGAAGCATTTCCACGGCCTTTGGATCGGTGGCGTAGTAATCAAATGCTTCCCGTTCTTCAGGAACATGGTTGGAACTGCCCAATGTGGTGAACACCTTCTTAGAACCACTCATTCTGCGTCACCGCCTTTCACAAATACACGGGTTTTCCGGTTTCTGATCCACTTGGGAACCGTTGTGAAGCCACAGCGTTTTGTGATCTGCCGGGAAAACTCAATCTTGGAAAGGGCTTGGAAGTTGTTTGCAATGCAATATTCCTTATACCGGCGATACACGGAATCGGTGGCTTCATTTTCAATCCCGTCAACACCCACTTCATTGATGAACCCAATAATGGGGTTGTTGTTTTCCTCATATTCGTCCAACTGCCCCTGAACTCTGCTGGAAGTGGTGAACTGTGCGTTCCCAAGAACCCGCTTCAACCCCTGAAGACCAAGCAAGGCCAGATATTCCATAGAACCCTGTTCACACAGTTCGTCCTTGATAAACGGGCGGAAGTCAGCATCATTGGGGGTGAACTTGGCATCGAAGGGAACAATCACCAAACGCCGCTGAACGGCTCCGGTTTTATCCTTGATACGGGGAATGTTGTTGGCGCTGAACAGGAACTTGGAATAATTGTTGAACTCAAATGGATCTTGCCCTTTGCGCTCCACATTCACCCGATCACCCGTGACCAGCTTCTTGAACACGGAAGCATTGGCAATAAATTCATCACCAATATCATCACCGATGTTCGCCAGCTTGCCGAACAGTTCAGCGGTTTTGAACCTATCGCCCAATTCCTTCAGGTCAAGGGAAGCAATGTTCTGATCCCCAAGAAGGTTCTTCACCACATGAAGGAAGGTGGATTTGCCGTTGCTCTTATCGCCAATCAGGATGAAGGCTTTGCCAAGTTCATTGCGGCGGTACATACAATAGCCCACCATTTCTTCCAGCAAGGCCCGGACTTCAGGATCATCACAGGCCAGCCGGTTCAGGGTATGATCCAACAGATCATCATGGGCGGCGGGGTTGTACGGCCACGGGATTTTGTTTGTAATGACCACATCCGGGGTGAACTCTTTGAAGGAACCATCCCGGATATTGTAAAGGCCGTTGCTGAAAGCAATGATATTCGGGTTGGTGGCCTTGGTGTTTTCCTCAATCATGATTTCCAGATAGGACAGGACTTCCGAACGCCATGCCCGTTTCAGGTTGCTGATCAGCTTGATCATGGCCCCTTCAATCTCACCGGCACCGGAAACATAGATACCATCCTTATAAATGTGAAGCTGGTTATTGATCTTCACAATATGGTTGTTGTTCTTCAGGTAGGTGGCGAACTTATCAAACAGGAAGGTTTTATCCCGGAAGAAGGATGTTTTCTTGAAGGCATCATCCCGAAGGATCACATCAAGTTCCTTGTCGGAAAGGGGCTTCTTCAGCACATAACGGTTAATCAGCCTGATACATTCACGGGCTTCTTCCTTGGTAAAATCGTCACTCTGAAGGGTCAGAATGTAGTTGAACAGGGTTTGGTTCCGCCCATCACCTTCCCCAAGGTTCGGAAAATCATAGTTGCTTTTCACCGGGGTCAGCCATTTGGGAAGTTCCTGAATCTCCCCTTCAGGGAAGTCATACAGAATGGGCCGTTCCACGCCACCGGACTTCAAGATTTCATAGCTGTTATTAGCTCCAACCTTTCCATCCGTGGTGATACCCACGGCCAAGGTGCATTTCGTCCAGCTTTTTTTAACACCACAGTTCTTGAACAAGAAGTGTTTTCCCCGTGTGGTGGCGTACACTCTGCACTTCAGTTCTAAATCCTGAACAATTCTGAACAAAAGTTCAGATGTTTCCGCATCGTCCACATCAATCAGGATGGTTTCTTCTCCAAGAATACCGGCGTATTCATCAAGGTCTTGGACTTCTGAACGGGTTTTCAGTTTTTCAACGCCTTTGAATTTTTCAAGGCATTGTTTATTTCTGGTAGGCACATAGCCCCTAAACAGTTCCATGCTTCAACGCTCCCCCCCCCCGAAAGGTTTTATTGTTCATCGTTCCACCCCAAAATCTTTCAGGCGATCCCAAGCAACATCAATGTAATATTGCTTGTCCAGTTCATCCGGGATGGGAAGGTTGGTCACATCATCATTGATGAAGAAACAATGATCCGGGGTGTTGCCGAACTTTTCAGGATTCTTTTCCCGGCCCTTGACGATTTTCCCGGAAACCTTGAAGATTCCGCCCTTGCTCTGATCCTTGGAAGCAAACACCCGGAAGGTTTTATCCGTCTGAACCTCACCACCGCTGAAGCGGGTGATTTTCTTGGAACGGCCTTTTTCATCCCTGATCTTGGCTTCCGTAATCATCGGGGAATAAAGGGCGTATTTGTACTTGCTGGACACCTTCACCACCTTCTGAAAATCCCGAAGATCGGAACATTCCATGATGGTTGTTTCCGGGCTGATCCCCTGAAGGAAATAGTTCACAATGGCCCGGTTGACAATGGGAAGGTCATAATCCAGATCGGACAGTTTTTTGACATAGGCACCCTTGCACTTCCAGCGGGGTTTCCCTTTTTCGTCACGAAGCGGCCCGGAAGGAACAATGATGTAATTGTTCACATCCTTCTGATACACCTTTTGAAATTCATCAAATTCAAGGCGCATCCCGGTTCTTTGCTCCCATTCCCAGCACAGATCGTCCAGCATTTCAAAATCTTCATACCGGCGAAGTTTGACCAAAATACCATCCGTGTTGCTCTGGATGATTTCACAATGATCTTCCAGCCGTTCAATCAAATCCAGAAGAAGAAGCTGACCGCCCACACAAACATTGTTGGCTTGCCGGGGGTCATACATGGCGTTGTGCTTATCTTTCATAGCGCCATAGGTGCTGTTCAGAACGATTTTATAAGGCTGTTGCATGGGGTTCTTCTCTGCCTTCAGCTTCAGGCGGGTGTGGTAGATTTCCGCATACTTGGAAGGATCGTGAACATTGCGGGAAAGCCACTTATAAACCAGCATCAAAGATGGGTAATAGGAAGCCACATCCACATTGACGAACCAGCCTTCCCCGTGATATTTGGGAATGGCCCCATGAAGGCCACCCCAAGCGAACACATGGGGAACCCCGGCCACATCCAGTTCAAGGGTTTTGGAATAATCACGGTTCAAGGGGTTCTTGTACCAATTCAAAACTTCCGTGTATTTTTCGATCCGCAAGCTGGGCGGGAACTCAATTTCAAATTCATCATTGTGTTCCCTTTGAACGGCCCCAAGGATTTTGGCGGAAAGCTGTGCTTTGGTGCGGCCAATGTCAGAAATGGGAAGGTGAAACGCCTTCACAAGTGACATTTGGGCATCAAATTCATCTTCCTTCCGCCGTAACCACACTTCCACCGTCTGTTCCACATCATGGCGGCAATATTTGACAGTTTCGGCCAACTCTGCTTCAGTCAAAGGCCGGTCAATGTCGAAGGGAACAGAAGTTTCTTTAATGGAATGGCCCATGAACGCTTCCAGCGCCTTTAGGCTGATTGGCGGGTTCGGCATCACATCATAATTGATCAGCGGGTATTCCCTGAACAGGCTTGAATATCTGTAACCGGGTTTATCCTCTGCAATGATCCAATCATTCACAGGCTTTGGATCAAACCCACACAGAATGGCCTTCAGGATGTACTGATCATAGTTCCGGGAATTGTAACCGGCCCAAATCACACCCTTGTGTTCCTCATAGAAGCGTTTCAGCTTGTCGGGATCGTTGATAATCACGGTTTCTTTCCGGGCGTTCAGGTCGATCAGGACAACCAACCAGTCATACCGGAAAACCTCAAAATCATAGAAGATCATCAACTCACATCCTTTCAGCTTTTGTGAAATCGGTCAGCGTTGCCGCCTTATCAGCCCCGCCACGGGAAGGCTTTCACTTGGGGCCATTGTGGGGCCGAAGCCCCACAGGTTGTGCTTGAAAGTTAAGGTTCAAAACCGCATCAAGCACTATTTGTGCTCGATTTGATTATAAAAAATCTGCGGTCAGTTTTCAACCTCAAAAACCTCCTCAACAGTGATGGAATTGAAACGGGAATCATCATAGTCCACCGCATATTCCAAGGTTCCATCAATAGCTTCCGCCACATCAAGAACAAGCTGGGCAAACTGCTTGTAGCTGGTGAAGCTGATAGGAACACCGGAATCCAGCTTTTCAAGGAAGCCCATAGCGGAAGCGATCATGTTCTTGTCATTTTTGGTGCCGTAAAGGACACGGTTCATGAAAAGGCGCTGGTTCTTGAACTCACCGGACAGGATTTTGAAGGACACGGCCAGCATGGGGCGGTTGGGATCGGCCTTGGTGCCTTTGATCTCCATGCTTTCCAGCTTCACTTCATACTTGCCAGCGGGAATGGTGGGGAAATCACCGCCGCCGTTCTTCTTGGCATCCTCCACATCAGCCTGAAGGCCCTTCAGATCAACAGAACGATCAATCTTGTCAAAATCAATAGCCATAGTTTTTTACCTCCAAAAATGTTGTTTTTATATTTGGTTGGAAAGAATTTTTCCAATTTCCCTGATTGCATGGGCGATCTTTTCACGGTTTATCCGCTTTTCTTGAAGAACACCCGTGATAACTGCGGCTTCCGTCTGAATGTCCTGAAAGGCTCTGTGATTGCTTTCAAGGTCAGCTTCATAGGAAGCAAGGTCTGTGTTCTCACCAGCCTTGGCCGATCTGACTTCTTCATCAGCTTTTTCAGCGTATTCCCGGAAATACTTGGCCGCTTCATAACCCATGTATTTTTCAACCAGATATTCAAAATCACGGGCCTTGAAGATGGTTTCAGGCTTCCCGGCAATCATCAGCACATCAGCCATTATTCTTCACGCTTCTTCCGGGTACGGCGGGGCGGGTTGGCATCCGTCTTGGGTGCGGGTTCCTCTGCCTGTGCCTTGGGGCGATCCCACAGGGGGCAACCATCGGGGCCGCCTTCCTTATGGCAACGGTGGCCAGCGTCAATGGACGGGCAAAGCGGGATTTCCGGGTTCTGATCGTGCTGTCTGAAAATGCGCTCACCGTCCGGGCATTTGGGAAGATTATCCCAAGGCGGGGTGTCACCGGTGGCCGGTTCAGCAACGGAAACAGAATCATCCTGTTCACCGCCGCCCGGTGTCCAAGTTCCATCAGGATCACCACAAGCCGCCTTTGCCGCATCTTCAGCCGGGTCATAGTTGTCAGCCGGGGGCGGGGTTTCGGCCTTGGCCTTTCTGCCCCTTCTGCTGGGCGCTGTGGTGGCCGTGTCGGTGGTTTCGGGTGCGGGGGTGGCCGGGGTATTGCCGCCACGCTTCACGGCTCCTGCGGCCTTCTGGTTGGCTTCCTCGTAGACTTCACAGAAAGCGTCATAGGTCAGCGGGATTTCCTTATCACGGACAGTCAAACGGCCACCGCCGAAGATCACTTCAGAAGTCTTGAAAGACAGCACCCGTTCATCATCGTCCGCCACGATACGGGCCACCAGATCAACCATACCGGCCACCTTGTTTGCCACCTTATCCTGAAGGTTCGGCTTGATGGAACTGATCTTATCGCCGCCCTTGCGGGTCAGGTCACGGCTTCTGTCCTCATGGCTGATCAGGATGATGTTTTCATAGTCCAGATTCACAAGCCGCTTCAGGGTGTTCAGGAACTCGCTTCTGACCATATCCCACGCACGGAAGGAATCATCAGATTCATGCTTCCAGCCCTGACGGTCACAGATGTAAACCCGGCACGATTCATAAACATCTTCCAGAAGGTCAACCACGATGGTTCGGAAATCGTTCTGTTTCTTTTCCAGTTCGGCCACGGCATCCATGAACACTTCATAGGCCAACTTGCGCTTGGTGATACGGCCTTCCACCGTAACGGTGTCACGAATGGCGATATAGGGGGCATCCACAAACTTGATGTTGCCATCCGTGTTCAACATCAGGGGATCGGGGAACTGATTGGCAAAGAAGGTTTTGCCGCTGAAGGGTGCGCCGTAAAGCCACACAACCTTCTTCTTGGTGGCGTTCAGGTCACGGCGTTCATTCTTGGGAAGTAACATATAATCCCATCCTTTCTGACAATATTCTTCATACTCACACCATCCACAAAAATGGTTTGGGTTCTTGGGAAAGTCTGTGGCTTCAACCATGTGCTTCACATCGGTCAGGAAGTCCACAATCTTCATGGGGTTGTACTGAACCGGCATCAGCGTTGGTTCAGCATCTTTCAAGGCCGCTTGCAAGCGGTCACGGAATTGGGAAAGGGTTTCGGTGCTTTTCTGCCTGATCTTTGCCTTGGGAACAATCAGGAAATACATATTCCTGATCCGGTGGCCGGGATGGGTCAGTTCATACCAATACTTGTATTCGTGAAGCTGACCGGAAACGGCGTAGTTCTTGGCGTTGTTGGAATACTTGAAATCGTACAGATCAAACGCTTCAAATTCATCCAAATCTTCACCGGTGATCAGCCCATCCAGCTTCAGGCCCTTCCCCACGGGAACCAGATAATCCATGAAGCCGATGAAATCAGCGTTCCCAATAGGCAATTCAAAGGTTCCGCCCGGTGGCAACATGGCCTTTGCCTTGGGGATCATTGCTTCCAGCTTCATCATTTCATGAATGTGATCATCCGTCAGAACCGGGAAGCTGTTCTTGTAGAAGTCAAGGGCTTGTTCAACCCCTTCTTCAATGCCGGTGTGAAGGGCGGTGCCAAGGATCAGGGCGTTGTCTGCGTCCGTGTTCGGGATCGTGTCTATCCCTTCCACATATCGCAAGCGGTATTTGTATGGGCATCTATCAAAGACTTCAACCCGGCTGTGGGAAACTCGCATTGTTTCACCCCTTTCACAATAGTCTTGAAGGCTTCAAAGCCTTCCGGGTAAAGGATGAACCCGAACCCCTGTGAACCGTTGATTTGAGCCAAATTACGCTTCTGAAGCACAGATGGGGTTCCATCGGTGGCCTTCAGCTCCACTTCAAGGGCAATGCCCTTCACGGTGATCCGCATATCGGGAAGGCCGCTTTTCACATACCGGCTTCCACCCCAACGCTTTTCATAGAAGCCACAGGGCGGGGCGCTCATGCGGTCAACAGGTTCACCCAAGGGATATATCCCTTCAGCTTCCAGCCATTTCTTCAGGCGATTTTCAAAGTTTTTTTCACCGGCCATCGGCTTACCCCTCCAACATCTGAATCAGGCTGTGAATACCTCTGACTTGGGTGAAGCCCTGAATTTTACCCGTTCCAGCGTAGAATTGGAACAGTTTATCATCAGACTTCCGCCAACAATGGAAATGTCCGGTTTGCTCATTCTTCAGTTGGTATTCAATGCCGTGGGCTTCAAACTGCTGAATGGCATAGGCGATCCGGTCGGGGTTCTTTGCAACCCGTTCTGAATGAACCTGTTTGGCATGATTTTTCAGGGCATCCCACACTTCATCCCTTGCCATCGGCCCCACCGTCCATTTCATAATGTTCAAAGGTTGCCACACTTGCCATAGCCGAAAACAGATCGGAATAATACTGAACAGCGGAATCACGGTCAATATTGTGTTTATCAGCCGCCGCAATCAGTTCATGAATGGTGCCACCAACAATGCGGGTCATTTCACTTGCCCAAGCGTCAGCTTCTTTCGGGGTCAAACCTTCCATTACTGCCCACCGCCTTTCAGGGTGATCTTCACATAACCGGCCTTGGCGGTGGTCTTGGAACACTCGGAAGCAATGTCCGGGTATTTCTTCTTCAGCTTTGCGGAATCAATGCTGGTGGCATTGGTGGGCTTCACAAGGGTAAGGTTCAGAACATCGGATTCAAACTTATCCACACCAAACTTCACCATTGCTTCATACAGCTTGGCCTTCATTTCCTTTTCCTGTTCCTCAATGGCCTTCTTGTGGGCGGTCAGGGAAGCAATGGCGTTCAGGGTGGCAAGCTGGGTGTTCTTGAACTCCTGAAGGGCCGTTTCTTCATCGAAGGTGGCCGAACCACAGGCGTTCGGGTTTTCCTGACAGGAATCAGGACAAGTGTGGAAATCCGGGCATTTGTGGCAACACCCATCAAATTTTCCACGGGGGCAAGCATTTTCACATTTGATCATTTTTCGGGTTCTCCTTTCAGATAAACATTCAACTGCTTCAGGCCGAAGGCGGAAGCGGCTTCATGGTTGTCAAAATAAATGTCGATCTGGTTTTCACCGTATTTGTCAATCACCCATTGGGCGAGGCGATCCTGAACGATGTATTCACCCAAGCCTTCCACTTCCACCACGGTTCCCAAGGGAAGCGGGGAAGCACAGGAAACACCGGCTTTCAGTTCCACACCAGCGGCACCATATACAATGCCGTTGGGCCGGTTCTTGGCCCATTCACCGCAACACTTTTCACAGGAACAATAGGCGGTAATTCTGAAACTGCCCAACAGCACCGGTTCAGGTTCGGCGGGTTCTTCCACCAGCGGAGTTTCCACCGGCTCCAAGATCACATCCGGGGTCACGGCGGTAAGCTGATCCGGTTCAATGGGGGCATCCGGGGCCTTGCTGTTGACAGCAGAACAGCGCCCAAATATAAACCCCATTGCAAGGCCCATCAGAAGGGCCACAAGGAACATCCGCCTGAACCGCTGGTTAAGGGCTTTGCGGCGCTGTTGCCGCTTGCTCATACTTTCTGAATAGTTCATCGGTATAGTCCTTTCTCATTTCCAAAGTGGAAAGAATATCTTCTTCAACCGTTCCCGGACAGATCATCAGGTAATAGAAACAGGGCCGTTCTTGCCCAAGGCGGTGAATACGCTTTTGGGATTGCTCCCACAATTCCGAACCTTGGGGAAGGCTGAAGTAAATGATTTTGTTGGCAAGCTGGAAATTGCCGCCCATTGCACCGGCTTGATACTGAATGAAGGTAATGCTGTTGTGCTGGTAGCGGTAAGCATCCAAGTTCTTTTCTTCACCGGAAAGAACAGACACAGGCCGGTTCAGGCCCTTGGCAATCCCCTTCAGGCGTTCCATTTCTTCCGTGAAGTTATAGAACACAATCAAGCGATCTTCCGTGCTGTTCACCAAATCTCGGAAGGCTTCATAACGGGCCGGGTTATATAGGCCGCAAAGCTGACGGGCATACAGGCGGCGGGTCAAGCTGGTATCACCAATCAATTCCCGCTCATAGCTTTCATTGGAACCCCAAAAATCTGAATCAAGTTCAAATTCCTGAAGGGTGGCGGTGTTTATGCTGATCGCCCGTTCCCGCCAGAACTTCCAATATTCCTTTGCTGGGGGCGTTCTAACGGGAACAAAGTTCCGTTTAGGAAGGTCAATTCCGGCATCATCGGTGGTCATAAATACCGCCCCATGTTCAGCCAGCTTCTTCTTCAGCCGGTCAACATTTTTGTAACCGGTGATTTTCTGCCGCCAGAATCCATCTTCTTCAACCCATTCCGTTTCAATGTACTGCTTCCAAAACAGTTCCTTTGATATGTTCCATCCCAAAAGGCGGCATTGGCTCCACAGCTTTTCATACTTGCCGCCCGTGGGCGTACCAGACAGAAGGATCACATTATCAGGGTTCAGCCCAAGAATGAACTTTGACCGCTTGGCGTTCTCATTCTGGATCAAGGAACTTTCATCAAGCATCAGCGTAAACCCGGAAAGGGTTTTCAAAATCTTACGCCTGAAGGTCAGTTCATAGTTGATCACGCCGCAAATCCGGGTTGGGTTGTCGGTTTCAGCAACCGCCGCCATAAACCAATCAAATTCCTTCTTATTGGTCAGGTCATAAATCATCCAACAATGGTTCATGGCGTAGTTCTCAACCATGTGATCTATCCAATCAGAAACCTTGGAACATTGGCAGATCAACAGGTTTACCCGGCTATTTAGGGTCAGGGCTTTTTCTGAACCGACAAAAGTTTTCCCAAGTCCCATATCAAGGTAATAGGCGCATCGGTTGTGGCCTTCCGTCAGGTCAAGGGCCTGTTGCTGGTGTTGAAATAGCGTGATCATTTCACCTGAACCACTTCACCCAAAACCTTCTTGGCGTGGGTGGTAGAACCAAACAGCTTCTTCACCACAGCGGCACAGAACCCGGCGTAGTAGTCGTATGTATCACCAGCGCCACAGGAAACAATGGTTTTGGTGCCATCTGCCCACAGCACAATAGTTTTGGGGCCACTGAAGATCACCTTCTTCACAGGGGGAACGCCGGTATGGTGAAGGGGGAAACTGCACCGACAATTCATAGCATTCATTATTTTTGAAACGCTTCCCAAGAAATCATTGGCCGGTGCCAGCTTATCTTCCGAAAACCAAAACAGGCCCTTGGAACTTGCGTCATTCTGAACCTTTTCCAACTCCACACCGGCCTTTTTCTTGCTGGAATAGTAGTTCTTCACTACACCAACACACCCGGTATATTTGCCGCCGTACTCCGCATCAGGAAGCACCTTCACGGTCATTCCGATTTGCAACATCTTTATCATCCTTTCTTTCCAGTCAGGCGGACAATGTAAATGCAGTTGCCCACCCGGTAAGCGTCATACTTCTTGGGGTTCTTCTCATTCCACTTGCGCTTATGGGAAGAAACCGTGGAAAGTTTGGTTTTAGCTTCTTTCTCGGTGCCATACTCAAAGCACATATTCTTTGCGTTCCCGCTGGTCAGGAAATCTTCAATGGCTTTGACTTCCTCGCTCTTGGCTCCACCGTTGAAGGCTTTCTTGGGCGGGGCCTGAACATTATATTTAATTTCCATTACTTCACCTTCTTACAAAATTTCCGGGGCCGCTATCGTGTCGATATACAACAGATCTTCAGTTCCGGGGATAGGCTCATACAGGCTAACAGTTTGGGGTTCTTTGGCGCTCTTGCGCCGTGCATTCCCAATGGCTGACCGCATAGCATTACAGGCCACAGTGACAAACTTCACTTTTTGCAAATCAGGAAGGGCGAACCACCGCTTCACGCTGATCAGATACCGGAAGATCACCACATCAAACCATTCCGCCCGGTCAAGGCCCTGTTGGTCTAAATACCACCAAACAATATTGATGTTGTCCGTGGCAAATTGGGCTTCTTTCGGGGTAAGGGGGCGTTCATAGAACGATTTAGGCAACCGCACACCGCCGCCCACCTCGTTTTTCGCTGGTTTCACTCATTCCCCCCCCCCCCA